TAAAAAATTATATACAGCAGTATAATTACCATATTCAAAACCTGCTTTTAAAACATCTTTTTCAGGATCAATATTAATAGTAGATACAATACTTTCCCCTGCATTATAATCATGGATTATAGAATAATCTTTATAATTATAGGAAATATATTCTAATAAATTTTGCTCATTATATATTGAAAACTCAACTACATCATCATTAGGTTTAAATTGAGATATAGTATCAAAAGAAGGAATTAATTTAAGATCTTTAGGAGTATATTCCTCAAAAACAGAAGTTGATATTTTTGTTACTACTGTATTAGCCATAATTAAATTGTGTTCGCGTTATTGATAGCGTCTTGAATATTTTGAGTTTGTTCTCTAAGTCTTTGTTCTTCTAACTCAAATAATTCTCTTCTTAAATTATTTATTTCTTCTAATAAAGCTGTTATATCATTATTAATAACATCAGCATTAACATATTCTGAGCTTTGTCTAATTAAATATTCATGAGAGTTGACATCTCCAGTTTTTGGGATATCATAAAATATTTCATTATAATTTTGAAAAAATTGATCTACTGTTATTGGAGGAGGAGCAGGTTCTTCAGTTGGTGGAATTAATTCATTAAACTGATTATTAATAGTTTTCCCATATTTAGTTTTATCATAAACTATCTTGTTTAAATCTACCTGTTTCATCCATTAATTATTTTAAAATAATAATTATCATCTAATATTATAGTTTCTCCATTTAACACTACTTTTAATAAGATTTGATAATATCTTTCAGGTTCTAATCCATTCATGTAGATAGTGAAATAACTATTTGAACTATCAGCACTTATTTTAGTGTAAGTATCATCAAAGTTAAATAGAAACTCATTAGTATCCAAGTCTTTTATAGCATAATATGAGGTTTCTGGTAGGTAATAGTTGGTTGTATAAATAGAAGAGGTTTGGTAGGTTCGGGTTGGGAATTCAGGTCTACAGTTAATTCTAAATTTGTATATTTCAGAATGTCTAAATTCAATAGGATTATTAGCTAAAGTTACAACCATTTGGGTTGTATTAATAACAGATTGAGCAGATGAAGTAGAATAATTAAAATCATTCCATTGAAATTGAAGTTCAGGGGGGTAGATTGTATTAGTATCTATAGAATAGAATTGAAGTTTAGTTTGTTTAGACAAACTATTTACAAATTCATCCGCTCCACTTTGTTTAATAATAAATCCATCATTAGTAAAACCACCTAATCCTTTAGATGAACTATACCAAGTTTTTATAGTGTTAGTTACATCTACATCTAAATCTTTACTACTATTATAATTATAAACTTTAGATTGGGTAACATTTAAACCTAAAGAAGAACCAGTGTACCAAGTACCTCCTCCTGTCACACTACTATAAGAAGCAGTAACATAAGGAGAGAAACCAGAGACAGTCCAAGCGTTTGATCCAGAATATGTTCTATATATCCAACTACATCCATTATCCACCTCAGGAGTATTATTAAACTTGCCAGTTCCCATCCCCCAAGATCCTGATATGGGGTAGACTTCTAATGTGGTATCTAGATTAAGATTTTCAATATTAGAGATATAATTTTTTAAATTGACTTTAAAAGAAGAAGTACCAATTTTATTATCAATAATAGAGTTAATTTCTTCTTGGGAAAATTGAATTAAATATCTACTAACATGAGCAGTACCTGTTGAAAAGTCAGCTATAGCTTCTATAATAGAATCTAACCCTGTGTTTTTAACAGGATATCTTGAATATATAGTTGTATCTTTTGTTGGGAAAATTTTATATACTGCCATAATTATAAAGTTTTAACTCTACCTCTAATATCAACATCTGGGTATTTGATTTCAAAAATAGAGGGGTCTAATGAGGGATATATAACATTATTTAATGTAGCTCCACTTATATCATAAGCGTATTGAGAATAACCACTGGCTATACCACTTTTGTTTGATATTTTTACACTGTCTACAGTTTGAACTCCTTTAACTTGGTCTAAGAGAATATATATCTCTCTTAATAAGATAGGTTGATTAATTTGTTGATTATCAATATTAAAATAATTTTGTAGAGCTAAAATACAATTTGTTATAACTTGATTACTATTAAAATTAGGTAATACTATAATATCGAAATCAACACTAATATTAATTATAAAAGCATCTTTTATTTTAATAGAATCATTAATAGTTCTATATTGAGATAAATAAGTTGAAAGATTTTGTTTTAAAGTGGGAGAAGCTGTGATTAATTGTCTATTAGCGTTATAACTTAAAATATATAAATCTAAAGCTGAGGGGGATTCGCCAGGGAGAAGATTTTCAAGCTTTTCAGGCTCAATATAAGCTTTAGCTATAGTACCATATTGAGAGGGTAAACTTAAAGATCTAACTAAATAATCTTCTTGAGTTACAGTTCTTAATTGAGCTCCAAAATTACCTAGGGTATTATTTCTTATTTCTTCTATATTATCCCCATCATCTCCTCCAGTAGCAGCTGTTGGATTTAATACTAAAACAGAATTAAATATATTTTGGGCTAAATTAGAAGTATTATCTAAATTAGAATTTTGAAATTTTATATCAGCACTTACAATACTATTGATAACATTTGATTCAACATTAGCTGTTACTCCTCCTCCAATCAAATAAGTTACAGTTAATGTTGTGTTAGAAGGAGCTATACCATAAGTATTACTATATAAAAAATTAGAGGGATTAAAAGCTGTTGTTAACTTTTCTTGTGATGAAGGTAAACCAATCCCAACATTGTCAGGATTAGGTATTATAACTTCATTAATGTTATTTTGATTGGTCCCAGCTCCAAATTGTATATCTAATTGGGTTTTAGATTTAAACCGGGTAGTAAATCTTCTTGGTACTTTTTTTAGATTTAAAATATAAGGTACTTCATTAGAATCAGATTGAGCATTAGGGTCAGGACCAAAAGGATTTTTATTTTTAATAGGCTCAAATACAGTCTCTTGAGCTAAATAAGGAACTTCAGTCCATTCATTACCATCACTGTCTATAATACTAGATATTCCAACTATATTAGCTTCATTAATAGTAACTGTTGGGTACCTTTGAACATTAGTAAAGGTAAATGTTGTAATTTTAGGTGTAGCTGAGATTGCTTTTCGTGTTTTCTTTAAAAGAAAAGAGGAAGGGTCAGAACCAACTACTTCATAGATAGTAACCTCTGTGGGATCTAATGATGAAGAAAATGAAAAATCTATAGGATCTTGAATTAAGAATCTGGTTGAGTTTCCTGTGTTAGATCCTACAATAGTATTATTAGTTATTAATAAAGCATAATCATAATCCGGTACATAAGTCCCACCAACATTTTTAGCGGGGACCTTTTGGTAAATATCTACATCAACAATAGCTACACCTGTAGCTTTAGGTTTATAACCCATCATATAAGCTAAGTCATATAAATTAGGTTCTTGACGAGCATACTGGAGAAAAGTCTCTTGAATTTGATTATCTAAATAAAAAGATAAAACATCTCCTACATATGAGGCCATTTCAATAAACATTGACCCAGGAGAGTTAGGGCTAAAGTCATTGTAAGTAGTAGGGAAATAAGTTTTTGAAAATTCAATAAGAGAAGATCTTAAGGAATCAAAATCCCTATTAATATATTTTATATCTTTATTTGTTTTAGTATCAGCCATTATTATGGGTTAAAATTTATAGCTAAGGTATCTGTCTCATTGTTAAAAACAGAATAAGTTATAACTACAGTTAAAGTATAATTATCAGGGGATCCTAAAACTTCAACTTTTTTTAAAGTAACTTGAGGAAACTGAGAAGCTAATTCTCTTCTTACAACACTTTCAACATCTGAAAAAGTATTAGCTGAAAGTTGTTCAAATAAAAAGTTTTTTAATCCTCCCCCATAGTTAGGATTTAAAGGGCGTTCACCCTTATTAGTTGAGAGATATACAACTATATTAGATTTTATTTGATCTCGAGTTGTATAATTTAATTTAAAAGGTATAGCTCCTGAAGTGGAAGCTTTTGAAAAAGGGAAGGCCAAACCAACAGCATTTCTTGGCTGTAAATCAATAGGAAATATGTTAGTTTGTTTTATAGCCATTATTTATTCATTAAATTCATTATCTGGTTCATGCTTAACTCACCAGCAGGAAGATCAGAACCGGGCATAGCTCCTCTAGGATTAAATTCAGCTACATTTTGAGTTGTAAAAGTGGCTGCTGTCTCACCTAAGATGTTTCTATATTGTTCTCTTTTTTGTTCCATAGTTAAAGAAGGAGAGGAAGAATAAGGTTGAGGAGAAGGGGTATATTCAGAAACTACTTGTTTTGGAGCTTTAACAGCTTCTAATAAAATTTCTCTTAATTCTTCTCTAATAACTTCTCTAACAGCTTCTTTAATTATAGATTTGAAAGTATTAGTCTTCATTGTTTATAAATATTATGTTAATCACCTTTTAAATTTTGAGTGTCAATTATGAATTTTAGTTCTTCTATTAAAACATTAGGGTCAGAGGCAAAGGAAGATTCACTTTTCAATCTCACTATTTTCTTTTTGTCTAAAGCTTGGGCGAATCTTTTTGGATAAGAAGTTTGATTTAAATTATCATATTTTATTTCAAATGTAAATCCTTTATAGGGCCCAAATCCTTCTTCTGTAAGATCTTGATTTAAATCATCATTAATTACTTCATACTTAATACCTGAATCTTCAGCGCAAAATTTGATTAAAATATCTAATACATCTAACTGGGCTTTTACTTGGTCTAAAACACTAGAAGCGTAAGTATCAATAGTGGAACAACCACAAGCTATGGATTGATATTTAACTAAATTAATTTCAAGTTTACTTAAAATATCACTTAAAGTTGTAATAATACCTGCAGAAACACCAGGAGTAGCTGTAGGAAGAGGAAGGACTTTAATTATTTTAATAGGAACTTCTAAAGCAGCTGAGATATCTTGGAGTTTTTCTTGGGTTTTAGAACTAAGTTTTATTTTGTTTTGGATTTGGGTTAAACCTTCAGCTAAAGTATTTCTTTTATTTATTAATTCTAAAAGAGATTCTTTAGTTGGGCAAAAATCTTTACCAATAGCTTCAGCCTCAGTTCTAATAAATTCTTCTCTTTCTTCAGGATCTTTAATTTTACGAGCAGTCTCAGCTAGTTCTATAGCTTTTTTAGGGAAATATTTTTCTTTAAGTTTATTAATATTATCTAAAAGACGTTGTTGTATTTTAGCTACTTCAATAGCTAATTTCTGTAACCATTCAGATAAATAATCTCTTCCACAATTAGCCATTATATTGTTTTGTTATTAGGTGATTTTAGAGTTTCTAA